GGTCGTTCCCGGCGGTCGTGAGCAGCGATGAACTCGAGGTCCAGGCTGTATTCGTTTCGCCGGCACTGACCCGCTTGTAATGGAACCCGATAGCCGTGGTCGTGTTCGTCGCGGCAGCGTCGTCACAGGGGACGACGGTCAGCGTCAAGGTGCAAGAGCCCCCGGTGCAGGTCCCGAAATACAGCATAAAATATGCCGTCTGGTATTTGCGCATACAGACTATATCCGAGATAGTCCCGCCATCAGCAAAGTCCGCGATCGGCATACCCGCCTGCGTCCCCGCGGTAGGTGCAGCAGCTACAAAATGAAAATCACTCATTGTTCTAACCTCGTATATTGAACCTTGTTTCCGTTAAAGCTCACTCGCCACTACGCCCTCGTCGCCAGGGCCACAAAGCTCGACTGCGTATTCGCAGACGAGTTGGCCGGCGTCAGTGCCGACGTTTCCCAGGGCTGGCCGTCATACCGAAGGACGAACCGGAAGGCCGTCTCGTCATAGTCGAACTTGAGGTGGATCGAGGTATCAGCCTTGATCCCGCCCTTCTGTGCGAACAGGTATTGTGACCAGTCACCCAGGATAATGTCCCCGACAGTCCCGAGCGTCGGACAATGCTCAGTCAGGAAAACCGGCCGACCGAGCAGCGTCATAGTTGGAGCCCCTGCGATCCCGCCGGCATTGGGATTGATCCACCCGACAGCGGATCCGCCCGTGCCCACAGCCACGGAAAGTTTCGCGAGCTGCGGGAAGGTGTCCGACGCGGCTATCCAGATCGAGTTGCCCAGTGACCGCGGTTTGAGCCGACTGAACATCTTGGTAACGTTGTCGGTTACAATGGTTGTCGCGGCCTGGCCCGTTTCCTTCGCTTGCGATACCAGGCACGGAGCCGCGAGAACGCCTAGCGGCTGATTCGCACCTGTCCCGTTTACGAAATCGTTGTCGATCTGGAACCTGATAGCCTCGCTGAACATTCGGGTAATCAGCGGCCCGACGGTGATAGGTGAATCCTCGAGCAGCTCATCGGTGGCATAGCACAGGCCGACGAGCTTATGCAGCGTCAACTCGACCCTTGCCAGTGCCGGCTTACTCGAGGTCTTTGACCCACCCTCATCAGGCCGGTACAGGGTAACTCCGCCGAAAGTCGAACCGGCGTGTGTCGATTCGTTGACGGCGGGTATCTGCACCTTGTTGGTGCTGACCGGGATATTGAATGCACGGCTCGCCAGGATAGTCGCCTCGAGGGAGTCCATAAGGAGCTGAGCCCGGAACTCCACAGGGACCAAAAAGCCCCCGTCAGCCCCGATACCCTCACTCATTCCGGTCTGCTTTACGTGCTGATTCCACTTGACGAACCGCTCGCTCCGGCCCTTCTGAGTGCCGGAGTGGAACACGTCCATAGCAAACTGCGAAAAGCTATCGTAGCCACCTGTCTTGTTGTATTCGCTTTCGGGTTTGCCGGTGTTCGGGCGGGTCTTGGTTGTGATCTCTTGGAGTTTTTCGTCAAGCACCTTGCGAACCACCTGCTCGGTAGCAGCGGATTCCTCGGGTTTTTCAAGCTCGTAAAGCGTGACACCCCTTTGGTTTCTTTCCTGCTCGGCCTTGAGCTCCTCGCTCGGAATGACCCTGCACGTCCCGTCCTCTATGAGGTGCTGGACGTCGTCTTCGCCGGCGGAGAACCGCTGACCTTTCTTGCAGGGCGTCCCCGAGTTGTCGTAGTCGCTCAAAAACTCGATAGTTACTTTTTTCATTGTATTGCCCTCGTTTACTGAAACTCTTACTATCGGCCTCGCTGCCACCTGGTCACGGCCCTGCTAGTCCTGCCCGCTTTCGCGTTAGACCTCTACTTGGCCGGGAGCGGTAGCTCCACAATGCCTGTCAAACTCTAGCCTTTCCGCGTTTAATCGCCAGCACGCGCTCGACAATGCCGCGGACGTTTACCTCACGCCTTACAACCTTTACGGCCGGCCCCTGCTTACCCGGCAATGCAGATAGGGGGATTATCGGCCGCATACGCACCGGCTCGATATTCGCCTGACCTGCAGCCTCGAAGGTCCCGTCCCGTCCCTTGCAGTGCGACCGGGCCGAAGCCGCGGTCCACTCCTTCTTCGGGTATCGTAACGCCTGGATTTCCGACTTCCCGTCGGATTTCCGCACCCCGTAAAGCACGTCGATACACTTGCCGTCGTGTTTCTGGTCACAGTTGACCCGCCTTATCCGCCGGTACTTTCCTGTCGGGTTGAGCCTGCAGGCGTGTTCGTTGGGATAGGGCTTTTCCTCGAGCTCCTCGGGAGTGAGGTCCTTCCCTTCCGGCAGCTCGTCCTCGATACACTCGAGCTCGTCCTCGAACAGGTCGAGGTCTTTCAAAAGCTCCGGCTCGAGCGATAACGCCTTCGACTTGACCGCCTGGGCGAGCGCGTCCGGGTTCGCCGGCACGGGGACCGCGGAAAACTCGAGCAGCTCCCACTCGTCGTAGATCAGCCTGGCGTTTGCCAGCGGTGGAGTTTTCTCGATTTCCTTCTCCGAGGGCTCGTGCCACTTTTTCGGAATGAACCCGACCGAAAACGCCTTGAGGAACCCCTGCCGGAACAGGTTGTAGACGTTATCCGCGAAGACGTACTCACCTTCCTTCGGAAACTGGGCCTTCGCCCGGAGCTGATTGCGGCCTCGCCATACCCCGACCGCCTTCGCTATCGGCGGGCTCCTGTGGTCGTGGGCCCACAGGACTACCGGGTTTTTCATAAAATTATCGAGCTCGGCACCCTTCGGCAGTAGCACTTCGCGGTCCCGGTCTATCGTGGTCGAGCTTATGACGGCCTGGACCGTCCGCTGTTCCTCGTCGACCTTGACCTCGGGTATGAATTGAGCCTTTTTCATCGGTTCCATAGGATCCCCCTAGCTACATACCGGGCAAGTTTCGTGACCTCTCAGGCAGAAATCACACCAGATATTCCCGCAGGCCTCGCAGTGCCGCACCTTAGCGTCGGGCTCGCCCCCGCCGCACCTGCATACAGTAGTGCGTGCCTTGACCGCCGGTGGGACGATCTGCTTATCGGCAACCGGTTTGGTTTGCTTGACCGCGGGCCTTGCCGGAGCCTTTTTCCGCTTTTTCTTTTTGACAGTTTTTTTAGCCATATCAGATTTCCTCGACCACAGGGCCCACTGAACATCGGCAATGAGGGTGGAGTGGCGGGTGCCCGACTTCCTCGTAGGTGAACTTGAGCCTCGGGGATTTTGGATCCTCCGGGTGTTCCGCCATTTCATCGCCTTTACGCCAGAAAACGTCCGTGATTTCGATAGTCTTTCCGTCCATTTGCGGGCAGTAGCCGCAGGTTCGGGTATCGCCCGACGCGATCCATACCTTCTTGTGAACCACTCCTGACTCGCTCCACCCGATTGTAGCCCCGCGGTTCCAGGCCCATATCGTTTCCGTCCTGGCAATCAGCGTTGCCCGGTATCGCTCGAGGCTGTCGAACTTGGTTTCCAGCCGCTTGCGGATCTGTGGCAGTGATTCCCGAGCAGCCATGCCGCGGGCGATCTCCTCCCTGATCTCCTTCGTGGTCGTGTCGATGATATTGCGGAGCGAGCCTATCCTATGGTCTTCCAGGGCCTTGATAACCAGGGGATTCATCGGGCTTATTTCCCGCCCGGTGACTACCGAGGCCAGGGCCTTCTTTGCCCCCGCGAGCAGCGTGAAGCGGATATAGGGAGTAACTGCCTCGTCGAGGTCCTTGAACCACTTATCGAGGTTGAGCCAGGAGCCCATTAGGTCGTCCTCGGCCGCTTTGGTCCAGCGGTCCCAATACTCAAACGACCTGGTCAGCTCTGACGCTGCCTGGTTGAACGCGGTCCAAAACTCCTCGGCGCGATCCGCGTACCACCTCGATAGTTTCCGCGCCAGCGGCTCGTTCACGAAATTGGTCGGGTGAGCCAGCGGTGGGAGCCGGCGAGGAGCCTTTTCCTTCGGACCGCCCGGTACCGCCGGCGGAGCCGAGCCGAGCGGAACCATAGTCATTGGAAGGATCGGAGCAGTTCCCCAGGGCACGGGCGCGCGTCCGTCTATTGCCCGTTCCTCATTGACGGACGCATAGCCGCTTTTCAGGTGAGTTTCCACTTGCTTGAGCCGGTAGTCCTTATCGGACGGCACGGGATTGTCAAAAGCTACGAACAGGGTATCCGAGAACAGCGGGATCAGGCGCTCGTTGAGTTTCTGCTCGATACGCCGCAGTTTCGGAAGGACTGTATCTTTTTGGTAGGTGTAGTTGCCGGCCTCGGCGTTTGCCCGGTTCACGTCCTCGACGCTGATCTTGCTTTCCGGGACCCCGAAGATCGCCGCAACCTCGGCCCTGGTCGCTTTCCGGCCGGTCAGGAATGCCATTTCCCGAGGCGAGGGAGTGAGGTCTTTCAGCTCCGCTCCACCTTCCAGGATCGCTAACCGGCCGGCCTTGTTCGGCCCCCCGTATTTCTGACGCCACTCGAGCCTGAGCCGCTTTTTCTGCTCCGGGCTCATAAAGCCCGCGTCCGCCGGCAACACCATTGCGATATCCGGCCGGCCACTATTCATCATCATAGTCGTTTCGAGCTTGTTCATATTGTAGTGCAGGTCGGCAGCCAGGACCGCGGCCTCGAGAGGTCCTACGCCGAGAACGGAGTTTTTCAGGCCCATATAGCGGAAGTGGATTATCTCCTCGACGCTGAATAGCTGAGGATCCAACGGGTCCGGCGTGTATTTGTAGCCGGTAATGAAATCCTTCTTGTCGGTTATCGGCCTGACGTACTGTGGCAGCAGCGGCCATATTTCCACCGGGACCCCGAGCGGGCCCATAAGCAGGAACCAGTATGAGTTGCCCGTGAGTTCCTGTGACAGCGTTGTGACTTCCCGCAGGTCGAACGCGTTCATCCACGGGTTCACCTGCCACAGCAGGTCCAGGAGCGGGTGCTCCTCGACTATTTCCTCGACCGCCTTTGCCCGAGCCACGTACCGGGCGAGCGTCGGGCTTTTTGACATATACTCGAGCTGCTCCTTCGCGACCGGCCTCACCGGGTACTTGATTTCCTTCTGCTTGACTGCCCCGCGTGTGTCGTAGAGCCTCAGCGGAACCTCGGCACAGGATTGAGCGTTCCTGTTCGCACAGGCGTAGACGTAGCCCTGGTACTTTTCGACCAGGACTGCAGGACTTGTATCGGGTTCGTAGGCCCGGCCTGACTGGACGGACGATATCTCCATACCGCCGGGGGAACCTTCGATGCGGGTGGCTGCACGCCGGAGTGTGTTCGCGAGTGAGCGTAAAACGGGCATTTGCCGTCCCCGTAGTCGGTCAAAACGCCCGTCAAGTTCGGGTAGCCTTGCCAGCTACTCAAGTGGCAGCAGCTTTTCGGTAGTGGCGATCAATTCCACCCCGCAAATCCTGCTGTCGTGGACCGTCAAACAAAACGTCAGTCGTCCATATCCCTGCTCTCGAGCTATTTGCTCAATGCGTGATAAGTAGGCAACGGTTAAATCCATATCAGATTTCGAGCCATTTGTCAAGTCTTTTTTTGTGACTTGCGTCATAATTCCGTCCAGATGTCCTCGTTTTCGAGGTCCATATCCGGTTCGTCCGGGATTTCTGGCTCTTTTCCGACCACGTCAGCCTTGCTCAAAACCACAGTCTTATCCGATTCCGGCCGGCGTCTGGGCTCGGGTTTATCGGCCCAGGTCAGCTTGATCGGGGTCCGGCCTTTGAGCCGGCCTACGATATAGCGTTCAGCGTCCATTAGATCGTCCTGGAACTTTGCCGGCCGGTCGAGCGTCTGCCCGGAGCGGTTCGTTTCCCAATGGTATGCCCGCTTTTCCCTGGCGAGGTTGACGCTGGAGCGGAAGATATGGACCGCGTACTGCCTGATCTGCTGTATGCCGTGACTGACGCTATCTGCCCCTTTGGTCGCACCCACCACGTTCAGGCCCTCGGCCCGGAGCTCCTTTATCGACTTCGGCTCGGCGGAGTCTGCGACAATAAACGCCGATTCCCACCCCTCTACCGCGTCCTTGAACCGGCCGGCTATCTGCTGGTTAGTCAATCCCGACTCGTAGAGAACCTCACGCTCGTAAAGGTGCTGCCCGACGAACCCGACCTCGACTATCGCAGCCTTGTGACCTGGGGAAAAGCCGAAGTCCAGGCCGTAGCCGTGGAGCTCGAACTCGTCCTCGGGCCAGGCGTCCGTCATATCCCAATTCTCGTAGATCAGCCCGCGTAGCACCCCCCATTGACCGAGTGCATAGACGGTGTAGTTGTAGATATCCTTGTGCTGGAGCCCCTCCAGGACCGCCTTGTATTCGCGGTCGATGAACTGGTTATCGTGGTATGTGGAGTGGTGCCGGGTCGTGAACAGCTCCACCGGGCCCTCATCTGTTTCGATCTGCTCCCGTAGCCGCTCGGTCCGCGGGCTTATCGCCTTCACGGGCTTTAGGTCCTCGAGGTCGAAGAACCGGTGTTTCAGGTAAATGTCCTCGCTGATCGGGTTGAACAGGAAAACGATCTGCTTGTAGTCGGGCAGCTTTCCGCGGAGCCGCAGGTCGACTTGAGTGATATCGTCCTCGCCAAACTCCGAGGCCTCCTCCATAACGAACCCGGTTATCCCGTGTATGGACTTGAGCTTCATAGGATCGTCCAGGCCGGTGCAAATGATCTCGGACCCGTTCGGGAACCTCAGCGTCATTTTCTGGTCGAGCTTGTCGACTATATCCTCGAGCCCCCAGGTCCCGACGTACTCGAGGAATAGCGAGAACAGGCTCCGGCGTGCGTCCGGCTGAGTTTTCCGTAGGCATACGATCTTGTGGCGGATCCCCCTCGCCATTCCGACCAGGACCCGAGCCAGGACCTTCTCGGCTGCAAAGTAGCTTTTCCCGGAGCCGGCGGAGCCCCACAGGACCAGGTAGCGATCCTTGTTTTTGAACAGCGGGTAAAACGCCGGGTTCGTGACGTCGGGCAGCTTTGACAGGTCAATTTGCATTCAGGCTTTTGACGATCGCGGTTTCAGTTTTTGTTCCTGCCATTGTTCACTCCCTTTCGCATTCGATATAATCCTCGGTTTCGCCTACCTGGACGAACCCAGGCGGGCACTCTAGCATATCCGGGTCGCGGTTGAGCTTTAGCCGGTGGAAATAGTCGTGAGGCCAGGAGTTCCAATCCGTTTCAGGGCTGATGTTCGCCGCGTTAGGCTCGCTGCTCACCTGGTACCGCCGGCCCCGAGCCAGCGGCGGAGCGTCCGGGTGGCGATATGGCTGCACCCACTTTTCCTCGATTCCTTCCGGCGTGATTGTGGTGTAGATCAGGACGCCCGCGGCCCCGGCGATCGCTGCCAAAAACAATATATTCCCGAGCTTACTGACTGTCATCTCGCCCACCTCCTTGCATTCACTATAACCATCATAATTCACCGCCTTTCCATAATGTTATTCCAAAGATTCGCATTTGCCACCACCTTTCAAAAGAGGGACCGCCGGGCTTTGAGTGATGAAAAACCTGCTTTTTTGGAGGTTCATATTGCTGCGCCGGCGGCCCTCGCCTTCACCTCTCTGCTGATTTGCAGCTTCGCTTTCTTGAGTAACCGCGTCTGTCTGCGTTTCAAGGTCTCGTAAGCTCGTTTGGGATCGGCGTTCATCAGCTCCACGTACCTGTCCGCGACTAGCTGCGTGAACTCGAATGCGGCCCGTTCCTGCTCCGCCAGGAGCATTCGGTTCTTTTGCTTTATCACTTCCGAGGGTGCCGGCCATTGTTTCCGCACCGCCTTCTGGAGCCAGCGGATAGCCTTCCGGGTATCGTGTTCGTTCCATACGATCGCGGCCCCGTGCGGCCCCTCGTTCAATACGACGCGGATCCCGATACCTGTGAGCCGGTGGAATGAAAACTCCGACCCGCCCACAACGTAGAGTAGGTTATCGTTATCGTCGGTATCGGCCGGCTTGCCGCGTTTCATCAGCAGTAAGGTATGGCAGCGGCCGGTTTACCCAAATCGGTTATCCCTTTCGGTAGCGAAAGGAGTTTTGTGGTCGCGCCACCGACCGCTGCCGCTATCGCCTTGAAAAAGCTACGTCGGTTCATTTTTTGACCTCTTTTTCCATGTCCTCGATTGCTATCGCAGGCCCTCGTAATTCCACCTCTCTCAAACTGGCACTAGGCCGGCGTCTGACAGCTCCTTGATTAACCCAGTATCCCGCCCTGTGACTACATTTGCCATATCATAGCTCCTCGAGGCCAGCGGGCAGGGTGAGGTCTATCCTAATCCTCCGCTTATCCTCATCGCCTACGATTTCCCGTTCCAGCCGGACCCCTTCTAGGACGGCACGGATCGCCGTGTGTCCGTCGCTGATCGGCTTTTTGGCATCCATTAGGTAGTCAGCCCCCGTTTTCTGTGCGAGCTGTGCGAGCTTGATATGGCGGGCCCGACGCTTCGCCGCCTGATCGTCTGCTTCCCTTGCCGCCTTGTCACGGATCCGCCGGAGCCGGTCTGCCCACCCGAGCCTTTCCCGGTACTTTCGGACAGTACCATTCGCAACCCGGCACTTTTTGGCGACGTAGTTATCACTCTGCTTTTCCTGGTATGCGAGCCACATCTGCTCTATGAGCTCTTCCGTGCATTTGCGGAAGGCCGATTTCTTTTCGGGCCCGGTTATTTCTCCATTATCCGGCATTCGTCTTCTGCTCCATTACCCAGGCCGCGTCATATAAAACGCCGCGAGTACGGGATTCTCTTGGCAGCTCAGCGGCCATACACCTCAGCCTTTCCGGGGTCAAAGCCTCTAGCACCTCGCGATCACTATGCCAACTTGAGCTATGGCCTTCGTGTCCACAAAATGGACAATACTCCATTATCCACCGCCTTTCAACTCCTTTGGTCATCTCATTAGATCCCTGTAATCCTTCTCTAATTCCCGCATAGCTTCGTGCTATTCTTCTTGGTCAAGTTGAATCCGATTACCAACCGGTTCTTTACCTTCAATCTTTCTTAGCATCCTGGCCAATTTATCGCTTGATAACGGTTCACCTCCGATTGTTTCGAGCATGGCTTCAATTGCCATATTAGTCTTAGGTCGAAATCCAGGGGGTATCAGAGCAGCATTAAGAATTTCACTTAAACGCTGATTTGAATCTTTATTTTTAATAGCCATACCTAGTCCTCACTAATTATAGATCATGACCCCTTTTTTTCATTTCCGTACGAATGGTATCCTTTGCTCTTTTCAAGTATTGTCGAATTGTACCCGCAGGATACCCTAGTTCTTTACTGAGTATCGGAGCATTTATTTCTCCTTCTGGAGCAAGAGCAAAAGCCCAGGCAATTTTTTTAAGCCCTTCGGCTAGCTGGCTTTCGAGTATATCAACCTCCCTGTTAAATTGCCTGTCGATCCCATAAGTGTCTTTCATAATGTTCTCCCTTCTGCCAACTTCCTCAATTCATCTGGTTCTGCTTTCATTTTTCAGCCTCGAGCTTATCCAGGGCCCAATGG